TTTTGATTCCACTTTCTTCTTCAGTAGTGGAATCAATATTGATTGTGATAGCCATAGTGGTGTTATCCATATGTTTATAAATATCTTTAGACTATTTATACTCGAAATTCGAATGAAGACCTACAAAGGCAGATACAAACCAAAGAACGCATCTAAGTACGCGGGTGACATTGACAACGTCGTCTACCGATCAGGGTGGGAACGTCACGTCATGAAGTGGTGCGATGATAACTCTGACGTGGTCGAATGGATGTCAGAAGATCTCGTGGTACCTTACATCTGCGAGACCGACAAGAAACCTCACCGATACTTTGTAGACTTCGTGATCAAGTATAAATCAGGACGCGTTGTACTCGTCGAGGTCAAACCCGCCAAAGAGACGAAGCGACCTGAACGTAAACAAGGAAAGTCTCGCCAGACTCTATTGAACGAGGGTCTGACCTACATCAAGAACCAATCCAAGTGGAAGGCGGCAAAGCAATATGCAGACGACCGTGGATATCATTTTGAGATCTGGACAGAGAACGAACTCACCGCTATGGGTATCATGCCCAAGTCAACGCAACGTATGCGTACTAAGAAACCACTCAAGAAATTGCCTCCTTTCAGAAAAAAGAAAAAATAACGTATAAATAGAAATACGAATTTTAACGGAAGCGCACATGTCTAAAATATTTCAGAGCCTAGAACTGCAGGCGTTTCGTGCTGGTATTACTCCTAGAACTAAGGAGTCTCGTGAGTGGTTCAGAAAGAAAGCAACGAATCTTCGTCGTGTCAACCGAGAGGCGCTGATGAAAGAAGATCCTCTGAAGCAAACGAATCAGGAGATCATAGGCAGCATGTACATGTTTTTCTATGACCCTAAGCACAAAGAGACGTTGCCGTACTATGATAAGTTTCCGTTAGTTGTAGTGGTCGGTCCGGCAGAAGGTGGGTTCTATGGATTGAACTTACACTATCTACCACCGATTCTTCGTGCGAAGATGTTAGACGCGTTGATGAACATTACAACAAACACTAAATTTAATAAGTCTACACGATTCAAGATGTCATACGAACTGTTAGCAAAGACCGCAACATTGAAGTATTTCAAACCGTGTTTCAAACACTACTTGAATGAACATGTACAGAGTAAGTTTGCAATGGTACCTGCACCAGAGTGGGAGATCGCAACATTCTTACCGACTGCACAGTTCGAGAAATCGGGTAAGAATAAAATCTATAATGACTCTAGGAAGATGATCTAATGGCATCAATAGAAGATCTAAAAGGCAAACTGACATCTAAGAACGGCATTGCCGCTGCTAACCAATACCGAGTTGAACTGCCTCGGTTCGGTGGCGCAAGTATGAGGACACTTGATGTTGTGTGTAAAGAGGTCAATATGCCTGGAAAGCAGATTTTGACTCTAGACAGACAAATGGGTATCTTTCAAGAGAAAATTGCAAATGGATTTGCGATTGAAGAAGTGACTATGGTCTTTCACGTCTTGAACGATTACGGTGTCAAAAAGTGGTTTGACTCTTGGCAGAAAACGATTGTGGGCGATAATGGTCCAGGAAATGGTTTTGTTGCATACAAAAAAGACTATGTAAAACCCATAAAGATACATCAACTGAGAAAACCAATCGCACGATTCGGATTTGACATAGGACCTTTTGACATCAACTTCGATGCTTTTGGTTCTACTATATACAGTGTTGAACTAATTGAAGCGTTCCCTACTACTTTGACTTCTATTGCATTGAGTAACGATCCAGACGGTCTTGTAGAGGTATCAATAACATTCGCTTATACAAAGTGGATGGCAGTGAAGGATGAACGAAGTTTACTAGACCTAGACTTTAATATCAATCTAGGCAAATACATTTAAATTATAGGAATACATCATGGCATTACCCCAGTTAAATAGCGCACCAAGTTATCGTATCACGATACCCTCGTTAGGAAAGCAAACAACCTTTCGTCCGTTTCTTGTCAAAGAACAGAAGGCGCTATTGATCGCATATGAGACTCAAGATAAGACAGATATCGTACGTGCAATCACTCGCACGATTCACGCATGTATAGAAGAACCTATCGAAGAGTCGCTTACCACGTTTGATGTTGATTATCTCTTCACTCAGATTCGTGCCAAGTCAGTAGGGGAAGTCGTAGACCTATCTATCAAGTGCGAAGAATGTAATATGGCAAACGACGTTTCTATTGAACTTGATGATGTCAAAATGACGGAAGATGTTCAAAGTAACGTTATCGCACTGAGCGAAGATATCTCACTCCAAATGCGATACCCAAGTTACGAAGATTTTCTTGCGAATGAAAAACTACTTAACACAGAAAGTATGACCGAATCTCTCATGGAGTTGATCACGGTTTGTTTAGACTCAGTATTGACTGAAGAAGAACGGTTCTCAATCAAAGATGAGTCACGAGAAGAAGTGATTAACTTCATCGACTCGATGACTTCGGAACAGTTTGAAATGGTAACAGAGTTCGTACAGAACATGCCAGCAGTATCGAAAGAAATAGACTTCACGTGTGTATCATGTAAACACGAGAACAAACGAACACTAAGAGGAATGGACGATTTTTTTTAATAAATCTCTCTCATGATAACCTGACGAACTACTATCAGGTTAACTTCCAACTAATGAACAACTACAGTTATTCGTTAGACGAAGTCGAAACAATGATACCATGGGAGAGAGAAATTTACTTAACAATGTTGATTGATGATATAAAAGAAAAAAATCAAAGAGCACAACAGCAGGGTTTATAAATGTCACTTAGAGCAATATCAGATAAACTGACCGTACAGAACAAACTAATCGTTGATTTTACCGACGAACAGTATCAAAAAAATTCTGATCGTGTTCAGGATTCTTTTGATGGGTTGAACGATAGTGTTTCATCCATAGCATCTTTCTTGAAGAAGGAGGATGATGAAGACCGCACCGATGAATCAAGAAGAAGATTAAAATCAAAAGACGATGAACCTGATACCGAAAACCAATCCAAAGGTCTCTTTGGTGGTCTGTTGAACTCAGATAACAAAAAATCTAGTGGGGGTTTGCTTGGTAAAATCTTCAGTAAAGCATTAGGTTTTTTAGTCAAGTCCCTGCCTTTAATTGGTCTTGCGGCATTGTTCTTTGGTGACGTTGTTACTGGATTATTGACTGCTGCTTTTGGAGATTATGATAAAGCGTCTATCTTAAAAAACATGCTTGTCGGTGGATTGCTAGGTGCAATATTTGGGTTTAGAGGTGCTATACTAGGCGCGATTGCTGGATATCTTTTCAGCGAAGAAACTTGGATCGGACTTAAAGAAGACTTTGATAAATTACTAGAGTCTTGGACAACAGGAGACTGGTCGGGGATCGGTCAATCATTATTAGACTTAGCTAAGGGTATCGGAACACTGGCGGCGGCACTAGGTGCTGCATTCGCAATCATTGCGCCATTGACTGCTGGTAAGTTAGTAAAACGACTACTTTTTGGAAAGACCGCGGCTGCTAGTGCGGCTGCTGTTACAGCAACCGCGGCCGCAACAACTGCCGCTACCGCAGCATCAAAGCCCGTTGCTTCAAAAATGGCGCAAAGGTTAGCTAATACTGAAGCGACAAAAAAACTGACAGACAAACAAAAACTGGCACTTAATGCCCAGAACCTTAAAGTGAGTAAAGATGGCGTCATAGTTGATCAAAAAAATAGAATGATCTCCGCAGAAAAACAATCTGCAGCACTTAAAAGTGTGGGTGCCAATACATCTCCTGCTGCGACAGCGGGAAAGGCTGTAGGTAAAAAAGCGATGTTAGGCGCTGTCGCGAAAGCAGTTCCTGGACTGAGTATTCTTGCAGGGGTAGGTTTTGGTATAAACGCACTTATGAAAGGAGATCCTGTCGCAGCAGGACTTCATGTTGCAAGTGGTATTGCGGGACTTGTTCCTGGTATTGGTACTGCGACAAGTTTTGCTTTAACTGGTGCTGCAGTAGCAAGAGAATCTGGAATGCTAGGCGGTGGTAGTGGATCAGATCTAACAGTTGAAGTTGATGGTAAGTCCGAAGTATTGAGTGATGCAACTCGCGAGAGAGACGAACTTATTGCGAAAACGTCTTCAAACGTTATTATGGATAACTCTACGACGAACAACGTATCAAATGGTGGGGGCGGTGGAGTCTCTATCAGTTCGCCGATTAGTTTCT